GCACCGCCAGCAACCATCAGCCCGCCACCGACCTTGCCCCATCCGGAGGTTGCTGCCCCGGCCACGTTCTCGTTGCCTGAAAAGCTACCGTACCCGCCGCCATAGCCTCCGCCGAACCCAGCCGCGCCGCTAATACCGGAAACCATGCCACCCCATGCGGTTGTCAAGGCGTTGTTGTCGAACATATTGATAAACGCCTGCTTAATGCCGGATGCAAGGATCGCAACCAACATTTCAGCCAACATTCTTTTGAAGATGTCGAGGATGGTGTCAAAACTGAATTCAGCACCCATTACGAGGTCAACGGTGTAGGACTGGATTGAGCCCATCGCCCTGCCCCATTCCTCGGTAATTATTGAGGTGGTTTCGGTGTTTTGCTCTTCGATCCTTTCGTTTGCTATCCTGTCTGCTTCCTCCCGTCCTTCGGCAGCAACCTGCCAGCCATCTTTGATCTTCTCGGCGGCTGCAAGATGTTGTTTCTGTGCAAACGCTGCATAATCGTTGTCAGCCTTGGTGCGTTTCTTTAGCTCGATCTGGTACGCCGCTGTTACCATCTGCTGGAGTTTGATATCAGCACCGGCGACTTTCATGTCCTCGGCATACTGTTTATCAAGCTCATACTTGGCTTGCTCGGTCTGGGTCATTCCCTCTTTGGCGAGGATGTCGGTCATGTGCTCGGCAAGCCTAGAACGGTCGTCTGCTAGCCTTTCGGCCTCTCTGATCTGCTGATCAGCAGATCTCTTTGCCTCTCCCTGTATCTTGTCTTCGTTTTCAAAATATGCCTTTGCCCTTTCATTCTCAGCTTGTTCTATGGCCTTGTATGATTCTCCAGCCATGTTCTCAAGGACAACGAATGTATCTGTCGCCTTTTTGGCGTTTTCGATATTTTTCTGAAATGCAGGGTCAGATGCCTGTTCTACCCCCTTGAGGGATTCAGACAATTTCAATACCGCCGCCTCGCCCTCTTGCACTTTTTTTGTGTATTCGGCAATGGTGGCTGGTGATTTAATCCAACTGTTTTGATAGTCCTCAAGGAGTGTTTTGTTGTGCTTGAGAAGGGTCTCTTCTTCTCTAAGTTGCTCTTTTATTCCAGATATGGTATTGGTTTTGCCGGTAATATCTGCGACAGCGTCAGCCCAGAATCTGACGGCTGTTCCGATTGCGTCAATTGCTGCGACAGCTGCCTTGTTGTCGTACAGGTTGTTTTTGAAATCTGTCCATGCCTGAGACAGCCTGTTGGTTGCGGCAATACCTGACTCAAGGGCTGCGGTCGCTGCTGCCTCGCCATATAGTTTGTGGAGTTCTTCGGACATTTTGGGGAGCAAATCACCCGCCAAAACATCACCAGATTCAATCATTTTGGTGAGGGCTTTTTGTGATACACCCATAGCCCCTGCGGCAATCTTCAGCGCACCGGGGAGAGAATCACCGAGTTGCCCCTTGAGTTCCTCCATCTGGACGGTGCCCTTTGATGCCATTTGGGCGAATGCTTTGAGTGACAACTCGACTTTGTCAGTAGAAAGGCCAAGGACTGAAGCAGCTTCAGACATTGAGGTGAATAGGTCCCTTGTCTTTTGCCCTTCAAGGACGGTATTTTGGGTTGAAGCGGAGAGTTGTAGATATGAATCGGCCAAAGCATACATATTCTGGCCGGTGCTGTTTGCCGTTGACCTGAGAAAGTCAAACTCGGCAATCATCGCATTGGTTGATCCTGTGACGGCGGAAAATGAGCGTTGCAGGGAATCTACCTTCATCCCCACATCAAGAATCTCGCGGCCTATCGCAATCAGAGAGATGCCGCCGAGCGTACTCGCAAGCGCCTTCCAGGACATGCCCATGGAGTTTGCAGAGTCTGTCCCTTTTTTCCCGACAGCATCAACTTCCCCGCCAAACTTCTTGACAGTTGAAATCGCGCCCTTGTCGTCAACCTTGATGTCAATATTTATGGTGCTGGCGTTGCTCATTTTCCACCCATCAACGGACAAGACATTTTCGGTTGCATCGACTCTTTCAATCGGCCCAGATCAACCCACTCTTCAATCGTTAAATCATTGGCGGTGAATGGATAACCGCCTTTTTGCAGGGATAACAGGTGGAGCAGTTTGAACGTGTACTGGTCGAGGTCGGCGGCTCTTTTCTTCGGGCAATTCTCACACGCCCAAGATAAGCCGCCCTCCCCAAATTCCTCAAGGCAATCGGCCTCTGCCTTCTTATCGCAGAGGCCGCGCCGGAGGGCGGCCAGGTCCGCCTTTACTTTTCCTCGATATCGTCCTCGTTGGGCTCTTCAGCGCCGGGAATGGTCGCGGAGGCATCGAACACCCGTGCGGCCATGAGCATCACCAAATCAGAGGCGTTTTTCCTGATCCACTCTTTCCACTCGGGGTAAAAATCTGGCTGGCCGTCTGCCCAGGTAAATGCGACATACTTGCCGTCAACCAGCCGCTCGAACGATCCGACCTTGAACCCGGTGAGGACCGCAAGGCCGGATTTCAACCTTGCTGCGGCGTGATTGAATTCCACCTTGTTACCATGGCGCCGGATGGTCGCATTTTGATATTCCTGCCTTTCCTTGGTACTGGGCATTCTGTAGAACAAAGTGACATCTGAATCCGAGATATTATCCCGGATGGTCAGTTCATTAAAATCGTCGCATTCGCGTCGTGCCATGGGTTCCTCGTTATGCCGCGTAAGCAGCTTGAAGGTTTTTCACTTTTACGATTACCGAGCCGTAGGTCGCGTCTTCCAGTACCTGCAGTTCGGAGGTTTCACCGAGCACCTTGCCGTCAACTTTCGGGTCTGCTTTGAGGACTGCCAGAAGCGGGAAAATGACCTCGACCTGGTATTTATGAGGGCTGTCATATACCGCCCCCTCACAGAGTATCCGCATCCCCAGTTCTTCATTGCCGATGACCATCTGCTGCATGATGGCCTCTTTCATTTTACGATCGATGGTGACGGTCTGCTCGCGGCCATTTCTAAAGGCACTGGAAGCATAAGCGCCGGACGCGCCGGGAGTGAATTCAATGTCCATGTTGTTGGCAAATTTCCAGTCGATGGAATTGATCTCGCTGGTCAGGGTCCGGCCGCCGGAGAATGCGGATCCGGTCCATTTTCCACCAAGAACAACGGTCAGCTCGGAAACCCTCAGCGGAGTCTCCTGAACCTTTGCCGGGAATGTGAAGGCTGCATCCTCTTCAGGCACATACAGAACCTTGAAGTCAATCAGGTCGGCGGCGACGGCTGGTGCAACGATGGTGATCGCGGCGGGAGTGTCTGCGGAAACGACGGAGTACGCAACTTCAGTCCATACCCCGGTTGCGGTCTGTGCGCGGATACGATGAACAGAATCAAGCCGGGCGGCGGCGGTCGCACCCTGTACGGCATTTGCTGCCAGGGTCAGGGTAGTGCCATTGCCTGCCATGTTGACCGTTTCCTCGACCACGTTCGACACGTAATTTCCGGTGCCTTTGATATCGCCGTACAGGGAAACCCAGTCGTCTTTTTTCAGAGAAAGAGTGAAACCCTCGACAAACATGGAAATGAAGCGTTTCTTCTCGATCGCGTTACCGTACCGCTGCATGGCCGAAAAAGACGGGCATGAACGGTTTGCATCCAGGTCGCCGGCAATCGGTGTGATGGTATGCAGGTATCCTGATCCGGCTGCCGTAGGAGTGGACACCCCGAGAGCGTAGGACATAATGAAGGCGGCGTGTTGCGGTTGCATCTTCGGAAAGTTGAAAGATGCCATCGAGAGCGCCCCGTTGTCGTAAATTTGGTCGGGTTCTTCCATCCCGGTAGCTTCGTTGCTGTTATTTTCCCGACGCATTTCGAGTGTGATGATGTCCTCAATCGCGGTCATCATCGAAACATCGAAAGCCTTCTCGGTGTTCATGGCGGTCTCTTTCGCATAAGCGGAAACGGCCATCAGGTTGTGATTCGCTCGATAGCTTCTCATGATTCAGGCACCTCCGTGGTTTTGGCCTTTTTCGTAACAGGAGGCACAACCTTTGCAAACCTGTGGGCCTCTTCGGGCGGGATATCGGTATAGGTAACGCCTGGCTGATATTTCCGGCCGGCGTATGGTCCGTCTACGACCTGGAATTTCTCCTGGCCGGGTTTCAGTTTATAATCAGCCATGTGTTGCTCCTTAAATGCTGGTTAGTTCAATGGTGTATGTCAGTTTTCTGGTCAGAGTAACGAGCATCGTTTCGTCTTGGACTTGGACAATGCCCGACGGTGTGTCGTCGCCAATCTCAACAGACTGCGCCCCGGTTATCGACAGCAGGTTGTTGACCAGCAGGGCAACGGCCGCGTCAAGAATCGCGTAGCACCCGGAGTTTCCACAAAGAGAGTCCGATCCGTTTGTGGTCAGTGGTGCAAATGCCGCAAGCTCTACCGTTGCCGTAATTTCCCAAACCTCGCCGGCCAGTTCTTCCCGGTGCAGCCCGCCGTCTTTGATGCCGATGCAGGTATCACCAGTCCCTTCAGGTCTCCACCTCACATCCGGCGTAATGTAGATATCGGAGTCGGTTGTGACGATAGAGTGTGAGTGAAGGGCGGTTTTTATTGCAGGGAGAAGTAATTTCATGACATCGTTTCCCCTACCCTGGCCGTTGACAGCGTGATAACGTATGCTTCGCCGTCATCTTTCCATGCGTCTACCGTGTAGCTGGTTCCGTCAAATGTCATCTTCTGGCCCTTGGCCGGTTTGGTGATGTCGTCTTTCCAAATGGTGACATCGAACATCTGCACCCAGGAATTATCCAACTCGCTGTGGCCGTTGATTTCGTCGCCCTTGATCACGGTTTTTTCGACTCCGTTGATCGTGTGCAGGCTGGCGAAACCGTTCAGGTCCATGAAGATTGATTTGTCGGAGGTCAGCATTACAGGTGTTTACTCATCGGCTTGCGGCCGGGCTTTTTCTCGACCTGTTCAAACTTTTCCGGCACATCCTCAACCGGATCAAGTTTTTTGAGCGTTGCAAGGTCAGGATTGCCCAACCCGATAACCTCACCAGCCCGAAAGCAGATCTCTTTGGTGATTCTGTAAACGCCTTCGGTTTCGGTCGGTTTGATCAGCCCAGACTCAAGCCTCGGCTTAGCCTGGCTGTCATCAAGGGCAATCTCACCAGCGAATAGGTATACCGGGCTTGTGGTTTTGTATGTCTTCATCGTCTGTCCTCGCCCGGTGTCGCCACCGGGCACATTGTTATGTCAGTTTTACCATGCAGGCGTGCTGCCACAGGCCGTATGCGACGTTGCCCCAGTAGTCGATACCGTATTCGTGGGCGTCATTGTCGTGCTCAAAATCCGACCCCTCAGCCTTGGCACTGATATTGATATCGGTTTCACGCTGGAAAATCAGCGATTTGATATTGGTGTCTGCACGGAAAATTGCAAACTTGTCAGTCCATGCAGACAAGCGGACATTCGGGACACAGACGATAGAGAAATCGATTTCCGAAAGAGCAGTCTGTGATGCCGCTACTTGCATCGGAGTTGCAACCGCCTGCATGCCAGCATTCATGTATGTCGGCGGGACCATGACAATAAAAGAACTCGCATCTTCGTTCGATGGCTCGCCCTCATCGTCTTTGAGAGCGACCATCGCCTGGATTCCTTGGCCTATAGCGAGTTGGAATTCCTCAACAGAAGGAGCTGCCGTAGTGCCATGTATGGTGGTCGGAGTTGCAGAAATATCAACAGAAACGAGATTGCTCTGTGTGCCGCTTATTCCTTCGGCATGGGTGGTGCTGAAAAAATACTGGCCGTCATAACACAGGCCGGTTTCGCCGTTTGCGATCAAAGTTGAAAGCAGGCTGGCGGGATGAACCATTCCGCGCCTTACAAGCTCGTTGATTCGCATTTCGATCATGCCGAATTTGTCTCGGCGAAGATCTTTCTTTTGGACTATAATCGAGTCCTCAAAGTGCTTGTTGGCGATGGTGATGCCGTTTTCCTTGAAGCCTTTGGCGTTACGGCCACCGACCCATTCCCGCATGGCGGGAGTCGAGGAAAGCCAAGGATAAGACTCCGAGGCCTGATCACTTTCAAACACATTGGCAACCCGGCCGACCCACGACGGAGGATTGCCGGCGGTGATCGCCAGTTTCATTGCGCCTTTTACGGCCCTGCTGGTAATAAGATCCATATTGTGCTCCTTCTGCCTCCCGGCAGTAGTTTATAAAACCCTGTCCAGTCTCACGACGGTCAGGTTTTGATCATATCTCTAGGCTACTGTCCAGGTGCCCACTTTCTCCGAGATAATCGGACCGTCTGCATGGCCGGAAGTGACCGTGATCCGGTCTCCCCTGCGGGCAGTTGCTTTGGTGTTAACTGCCACGCCACCGTCTGCGCCGGCAATATCAGGCCCCATGAACTTGTCAGCGTTATCAGGATCAACGGAAACCTGAACAGTCCCGAACGGACCCATGCAGACGAATGTGCAATCCTTCAAGGCAACGGCGGTAGCTGCCAGGGTGATTACTGAATCGACAGTTACGAAAATAAACTTGCCGGAGTCCTGCGCGTCAGTGGTAAGGGTTGCGGCCGCGAGGGTCTGCCGGATCTTGCCCTTGTACGGGTCGACGTAGTTGGAGACATCAAATTCTACCTCTACGACTCCGGCAGAAACAAACCTCCGAACAAAGCCGATAAATACTGCCCCGGTCGGCAGGAAAACAAATGTATCATCGTCGGTCGCATAAACCGGCTGGTCGATATCGGTGATAACCGCGCCAGATACAGCGAGTTTTGCACACCCTTTCCGCCAGACTCGACAGTTGATAGCTGCAGCGGCGCCGGCTGAATTGTCAGCTTTTTCGATTGCAAATCCGGCGAATTTATCGGCTGCGTTGAGCGGCCTGGCGTGACCAGATGCATCAACAATACCGACGGCAGCACCTTCATAAATGATATCGGATGCAATTACCGGGAACTCATTAACATCCCCGCCGACAAGAACGCGCGGGGTATTGGTTGCGAGCGTAGTCATTATTCACCTCCACGCTTTTGATTTTTCACTTTTACACCGGGGATGTCTTTCTGGTGCGCTGCGTACAATTCAAACTTTCCGGCAAACTCGGCGCGGAGGTTGGGATTTTTATCCCATTCAGCCTTGAGCTTGTCATCTCCGGTCAGAGTTTCCGGATTATCGGAATTTACAACCGGCACAACCGCAGGAGCTGAAGACTTGAAGGCCTCGGCAGCGGCGTTTTTAACCACCTTCTCGGCGGCGATTACCTGCATGGCAGCCTCGGCCGGGGTCGTCTTGCCGTCGTAGGCCAGGGATTCAATCAGGGCTTCGTGTCCGGGGACACATTGCGCCTTGACCCCGACGATCCGGTCACGTTCGGCGGCTGCGCCTTCGGTTTTACCCGTGGCCATGCCTTCCTCTCTTAGTTTGTTGGCGATTTCCGGGTATTTTTCCTTGATCAGATCAAGGGTGATCTCCGGCGCTTTGGTGGTGTTTTCACTCATATTCGTCACCTTTAATGAGTTATTAACCCCGGCAGGCCGGGATGGTTTGAGCGATTCCGGCACGTTTTTGAACTTTGCCAGGGTGTCGCTGTTGAAACTGTTTTCGATGGTTACGGGCGCAAGCATGGTGTCAGCAAAGCCCATGGCAACGGCCTCAGTAGCGGTCATCCATGTCTCTGCGCTCATCAGGTCGCCAATCTCTGCGTCATCCTTGCCGGTTTTCCCCCGATATGCGGCGACAATCCCGACCTTGATCTTGTCGAGCATATCGGCGGCTCGGCGCATTTCCTCTGCATTCCCCCCGGCAAAGGTCCAGGGGTCGTGAATCATCATCATGCCGTTCTCGGGGATCTCGATATCATCGCCGGCCATGGCTATCACCGAGGCGATAGAGGCGGCAATACCGTCGATTTTTACATGGACTTTGGCTTTGTGATTTTTCAGACCGTTGTAAATCGCGTTGCCCTCGAAGACTGAGCCACCAAGGGAATTAATGCGGAGGTCGATATCATCAACGTCAAGGTTGGAGAGTTTCTCCATGAAGTCTTTCGCACCGACCCCTGAGTCATCCCACCAGCTTTTCCCGATCTGCTCGTATATGAGTATTTCGGCCTTTCTGTTGCCCTTGGCGTTGATCTGATACCATTCGCGCATGTTATTCCTCGTCGTCAATTTTCGGTTCCAGCGCCGGGTCGGGAGGTGCGTCCGGAGTGAAAAGCATATCATCGTTCCGGCGCGTCTCGATTTCCTTCTTGCGCTGCCGGTACACGTTGTCCCAGTCGCGGCCGGTCAATGCGGTCGTCTCGATTGCCTCATTGCTAAACCCGGCATCTATCCGCTTCTTGGCTGCATCTACTGCCTTGCCTTCATCAATCTGGCCAGGAGCATCACCAACCCAGTCGGCCCCGAGCCAGGCCTCACGGATAATCGGGTCGCCGTTGAGAAACCCGGGCGCCGAGATACGGCCTAAAAAGACTGCTTCCGTGAGGAAAAGCTCATACAAGGGCAGGCACAGGTTGTTCGCCAGCCATTCCCTGCGACCCATGAAGTAGCGCCATGCTTCAATCAGTGCGGCCCGGCTGGCGGAGTATGAGGCGGTGAAATGCTTCATCAGCACTTCAAAGGGGATTTCGAGCCTTGCCCCTATCTGGCGGGTGAGCGCCATGACAAACGGGTCGAAGTTTCCGCCCGGTTGCGATGGTGCGGCAAACTGGACTTTTTCGCCCTCGTTCAACTCCACAATGTTTCCGTGACCCATTTCCTGGTCGAAATTTTTCTCTGTTGGGAGATCAAGGCTTTCGCTATCTGGAGTCTCGATGAATACCGTGAAAAGGGATTGAATAACCGCTGACAGGGCTGTTGAGTCGGTGTAGTTGCTGAGTTGCTTAATGACTTCGATGACCGGGGCGAGGTCGGGAATGCCCCTTGTCTGACCGATGCGGACCTTGTGAAAGAGAAGCCATGCATTGCGCCGGCCGTCTGCCCCGTTGGCCTTGACGGTCGTCCATTTGCGGACAGAATGAAAGCGTCTGCCGGGATGGGTTGTCAGCACATCGAAAGAGATGGTAGCGCCGTCGCTGTCCCGGTTTACCCCGCCTGATTTCGTCTCTGTGTCGGCGGTGTTATCCCGGTTGCATACCCGATCAGCCTCGATCATCTGAATCTTGAGGCCGTATGCTTGCTTCGGTCGTAGTTTGTATGGAGTCGTGATAAGAAGGTCGCCATTTTCGAGGACGGACCTGAAGGCAAGCTCCTGAATCTCGTAAATGGTGAGTTTGTCCTCGATATCCGGGCATTTCCCCCATAACTTGAACTCTGCCTCTGTGGTTCGCTCCCACTCGTCCAATTGCTCGTCGGTGAGGCCGATTCTGGCTTTGAGGGTGTCACGGTTAACATTTGCCTGCAAGGTAAGGCCGGTCCCGACGACAGCGGTCGTTTTGGTGACGATTGCCGCCCCTCCAACCGCGCTGTTTCGCACAAGATCGCGGGATCGCTCGCGGAGGTCTTCAAGGTATGGCAGGGTGTCGGCATCTGCATCGCCACCACCTGTTGACCAGCCAGCAACGGCACGGCGTGTCTTGCTTGCACCGTGATAGGTGTCTGCCATAGCAAACGCCACCCGAGCACCGTAGACCTTGCGGGCAAACGCCGGGGCAATGAACGCCAATCCTTTTTCAAATGCGGATGGTTTAGGCAGATTAGAGCGTCTCATATCGGAATCACCCCACGGACACGGATGCCGCCGCCGCGTGATTCACGCTTGGCGAGGGGGAGAAGGCGTTCTTCGCGCTTGTACAAAGTTGCGAGGTCGTGCTGGGTGTATTTTTTTCCGGAAACTTCAAGGGATGCCACACCTGATTCAAGCTTGGCAATGAGGGCTTGCACTGATTCCAACTGCTCGTTGTAGGTTTTTATCGCCAATCTGCACCCCAAACGCAAAAAGCCCCTGGAGACAGTTGTGCTATCTCCAGGGGCTTCAATTTCCCGTATTCCGGGCTTCGGCTGACCTGATATCGTTACGAATATTTTACTGTTGCATATTTTTTACGGTTTTGCAAACTATTTTTCACTTATACGGAATTTTTCTGTTTTACGGAAAATCATAGCCCACCGGATCGCACTCCACGTTTTTTAGTCAACCGGACAACCTCGTTCCGACTTACCCCCATGTCACCCATTGATCCCTGCGCAAGATTTACCGAAAAATTAATCTGGCCGGTCCACTTTTCCGCCGCCGCAGTCACGACCCGGATGACGAACCCGGCCACTATTTCGGCCTGGCTGTCGTTGAGGTTGGCTATTAAGTGTTGGAGGTCTGTTTTGTTCATCGAACCCCCTGAGAGCGGACCCGCCGCCCGCTGCGTATCGGTTGCGCTTTGCCAGGAAGGTCAAGCCTGATGTGCTCGGCCATGCCAGCGTACATCTGTCTCAGCCTTTCCATGTTCGGGTTGAGTTTGGAATATGCCACCCAGTTCCCAGTCCGGCAGTCCAGCGGCTCATTTGGGCCTAATTTGTGCCAGTAATGGCCTACTGTCTGCCCGAGTTTCTTTTTTTCTCTCTTTTCCTCGTTCGTCAGCTTTTTGAAATAATCGGCTTCGTAATGCTTTGGAAAATGGCAGAATCCCGGACCAGGCTCAAGAATCTTGTTCAGCCGGTTAAAAATCGTCTCTTTTGCGCTGTCGGTGTTTACTGAGAGCTGCAAAACCTTCTTGTTTTTGAATTGCTCGCTTGAAACCTTGTACAGCGGGCCGGTGTATTGCGCCTTGCCCTTGGTTGCGTAGATACCACGTTTTTTCCTGGGCATGGTGAAAGCGAAAACTCGGTCAGGAAGATAGCCGGAATCGACACAACCGCCGGCAACAGGTAGGACAATTCCGTCTTCGCGCACGAATTTGCGTAAAAACTGGTCGTCAAGGTGGCTCCACACATCGTCCTTTTCCGGATCGCCGGTGATTTCAATGTAATCCAGGGACCATGACTCGAAACCAAGACCCCATCCACAGATTTCAAGCTCGATTCTGCTGTTTTTCCCGCCCTGGACATCTGCCCCAATGGTGATCAGACAAATATCGTTCGGGATACGGTCGGCGGTGTAATCTTCCAGGCGGTCGCCGGTGAATTGGCCATATTCTACGGTTTCACCCTTCTCTTCGTAGGTTTCCCCGAGAATGGTATTGATCGCCGTCTTGAGTTTGGTGTCATCGCCGGTTTTCGACTCGGCGGTTGCCTCTATCCACTTTTGCGCGACGTATGGCCATGGCCTGAAATAGGAGTATGCCGCCCATATCTTCGCCCCGATCCGCCGCGGGCGGTCAATTACTTCGTCGTCTGGGTTGTAGAAAAGGTCAGTGTCATCCCGGTAGTAAAATCCATCTTCAGTTTGCCACCGGCCGTCCTCGTCCATCTCCCTGTATTGGCCGTAACGATACTCGCTGGCACAGTGCGGACAGACAAACCGTGCTGTTTTATAATCGTGGCCGTCCCATCGCAGATTCGCAAACTCAAGACGATGAAGGGTTTTGCAGTCAGGGCATGGGAGATAGCGGAAAAAGACATGCTCACAATTCTTTATCTCCTTCTCGATAAGGGAAACGTTCTTGATCTTCGGTGTCGTGCCTCGGATTGATTTCGGAAAACTGGAATCTTCCAGCCGGCCGTCGCCAAGCTCAACCGGAGATCCCTCTTTGTCAACGTCAGTGTCAAATGCATCGAGCTCGTCATACATGGCCACATCTTTCGTCATTGCCCGATAGGATCCGCCCGACTTTCCGCCCTTCAGGTCGAGGGTTGCCCCGAAAAAGACCTTCTGCTCAATCGTGTTGTGTTTATCTTTGGCCCCGGCGTTGCAGCGGAGGATTTCAGCCATCACCGGAACATCTCGCAACATGCTGTCTATTTCCGTCTTTGAAAAGCGGTCCCTGTCGCCATCGGTCGGCTGCCATATTGCAATATTCCGCCGCTTGTGCTCGATCATGCAGCCAATCGCGGCCAGGAGGCACTTGGTATATCCGACCCGTTTACTTTTCTGCCAGTTCAGTTCCTCGATGTCGTCATCACACATCCAGTTGAGGATTGCCCGCTGGTACGGCAGGGTTTCCCATTTACCTTCAACGGACGAAGACTCCGGAGAAAGGTAGAAGTGACGGTCGGCCCACTCTGACCCGGTGAGTGGTTCTCGGTACTGGAAGACTCTCAGGCCGTCAAGTGCGGCCTGTATGCAGGGTGATATGTCAATCGACATCTTCTTTCATTTCCGATATAGCCTGGCAACATTTTGAGATGGTCTTTTTCACAATGTTGATATCGTGCGCAGTCAGTTCCGGGTTCGCCCGCTTCATCCGGCCGGGGAGTGATTCAAGGTTGCTCATGATGATCGATCCGACTTTTACGATGGTGTCGGTTATGTCCGAGATTGGAGCAATGAGGCCGTCGGCCAGGTCGTTATCCCGCTTCTTCTCTCGGAGCTGCTCGGCTGTGAGCAAGGCCCGCTGTTCTTCAAGTTTCAGGCCGTCAAGTTTGCTTTCCGGTTTTGGCTTTGGATTAGTGCGTTTCAGCCAGCGGATATAGTCGGTGATCGCTGATAAGGGGTATTTCTTGGATTTGGCCCGGAGGATGGTTCCATCTGCGGTTAACTGGGAGATGCGGGCTGTGGATAGGTTGAGGATTGTCGCCAATTCTGGCCCGGTGAACTCGGGATTATCAGTTTTCTTGATGGGAGAGGCCATTTGTATCAGGGGTAGTTAAATTGGACTGTGGAAAA